AGACCTGCTGAGGCTTGGCAAGCTCGAGCAGAACAAAAGGGTGGTGGGTACATAACTTATCTTAAAGACTATGTATCCATTTTCTCACCTCAACCACATAACTGGGTACGACCTTTACCACCCTTCTATGCTCTTACTCCAGGTGTTGATCCTGGTTGGAGAAGGCTAAAAGAAGGTGAAGACCTTGCTGATGGTCAGCGTCCTCCTCACTATGGACTAGAAATATTCGTCCATCAGTATATTGGTCCTCAAAACGCAAACGTACTTTGCCCGTTGAAGCACAATAGAGGTAAGTGTCCTGTTTGTGAAACTCACGCAAAGTATGAAGCTGCAGGCAAAACTTACGATGAGCTTTCTGGGTTTAGGGCAACTAAGAGAGTTCTTGCCTGGCTTCTTAACCGAAATAATGAGCGAGAAAAGAAGCTCGACTCAATCGTTCAAGCCTGGGCTTTCCCATGGAAGACAGATCAGGCAGTTGCCAAGGTTTGTAAGGATTCAATCACTGGTGAACTATACCACATTGATAACCCAGAAATTGGCTATGACCTAACCTTTGACAAAGAAGGTGAAGGTTGGAACAGTACCTACACCGGCATCCAAATTGCTAGAACATCTAGCACAGTTGCTGAGCCTTATCTTGATTACATTGTAGCTAACCCACTTCCATCCATTTTGTTGTGGCGTGACTACAATGAGATTGGGATCTTGTTTGAGGGAGCAGATGCAGGCGGCCCTCAGATGCCAAGCAATAACCAACAAGAGCAGGCTCCGCAAATAAATCCTAACTTGTCAGCATCAGATGCTTTCGCAGCTGCACAAGCAGCACAAGCAGCACAAGCAGCAGTTAAACAAGCTCAACCTATTCAACAAACTCAACAAGTTGCTGCTCTTACTCCAGCTTGTGACAAGTCGATTTCAGCCGGTGGTAAGAGATATGGATGTGCGTTTGCCTTTGGTCATCAAGGTAATTGTGACTTCCAGATTGAACTGGGTCCTACACAACCGACGAATGTATCTGGTGCGGCACCAACCACGTCGGTGGCCCAGAACGGTGCCCAACAGAACTCTCCTTCGAATGTCCAAACTGTGGAGCAACAGCCTACACAAACGGCTGCCCAGAATGTGGCACCGGCCCAAACGGGTAACGTACCAACTAACAGCCGTGCTGCAGCATTAAGAGCACGTTATCAGGAGCAACCTAAGTAATGTCTCCTCCAACACAAAAGACCGTAACGTTTACCCCTTCTGGGTCAGTTCTTTTAGATCTGGCCCTAGGGGGAGGATGGGCAAATGATAGAGTTTCCAATCTTGTTGGAGATCGATCAACAGGAAAGACTCTAGTTGCCATCGAACACATTATCAATTTTATTCGTCAATATGGCGAAGCAAACACTGCTACAAGATATGGTGAAGCTGAAGCTGCTTTTGACGATAGCTATGCTGCCTTACTTGGCTTTCCTGGGTCGGTTCAGAAACCACTCGAACGAATCAGAACAGTTGAAGACTTCTATAAGGACCTGTCAAAGTTCATCAAGGACAACAAAGGGAAGAAGATGTTGTACGTTCTAGATTCCCTTGATGCTCTTTCATCAGATGCTGAAATGAAGCGTGAGCTTGGAGATGCTACTTACGGCGCTGAAAAGGCAAAGGCGATGTCAGAACTCTTCCGGCGTATTGTGCAGGATATGGAAGAGCACCATTGTCACCTTCAAGTCATCTCCCAGGTACGTGATAATATTGGAGTTACCTTTGGTGAACACTACTCTAGATCTGGTGGAAAGGCGTTAGATTTTTATGCTAGTCAGGTTGTATGGCTGGCACAAAGTGGAAAGATTGAAAAGACATTCCATGGTATCTCCCGCCCAGTGGGTGTCGGTATCAAGTCAAATGTCAAGAAAAACAAAGTAGCCCTACCCTATCGAACAGCAGAATTCCCAATTTTATTTGGCTACGGAATTGATGATGAAACGTCAATGAACGACTGGCTTACAGGTATCAAAGCGTTCAATAAGGAAGAAGGAGACGCCTTCACAGAACAATTGAAGAGAGGACGAAAGGATGGCACTAACAGTGCTCTTCTTAAAGAAGTTCATACTCAACTTGAAACTAGAACTAAAATCGAGTGGGCAGCGATTGAAGAAGCACTACGGCCTAAAACAAAGAAATACTACGACCCGCCAGCAAATAACAATAGCAATAGTAGTACACAGGTAGCTCCACGTCCTGCAATTCCTTCAAGGACAACAACATAGCTGAGGTTAAATGTAAGATGCAATCGGGTGGCGGTAAAGCAAAAGGCAATGCCTTTGAAATCGAAGTTGGGCAATGGCTTTCTTGGTGGATAACTGAACCACTTGGCCCAAAAGACCAAAAAAGTGAGCTTAGACAAAGAAACGATATCTTCTGTCGAAGTGTACTATCTGGTGGTCAATTCACTGTAATGTCCAAGCGAGAAAAACTAGTTGGAAACGCAGGTGACCTTCAACCAAATCACGAGCTTGCCTTCCCATTTTGCAGAAAATTTGTGATTGAATGTAAAACATGGGAGTACTTGTATATACTAGATTTCCTTATGAAAAAGGGAGACTTATACAGTGCTCTAAACAAAGTGATGGAAGAAGCACATCTTAACAAAAAATTCTGGTTGTTGATTGCTCGCCAGACTCGAAAACCAATGTTAGCGCTCTTTGCTATGCCCCCAGATCCTTCGGTATTAGCTTTATCTTCATGGCACTCTCTATTCAATGGTACGGTTTGTATGGTTAATTTCTTAGAGTTAATGGAGACAGTTACTGCCGATGTATTTATTAGAATGTATAACGATATAGACGACGAAATGGAGGAAGCCGGATGAACATCCTACTTGTCGGGGATCCTCATTTAACAGACAACCCTTTAGACGCTTACAGATGGGATTTGTTTAAACAAATTGCTGACATTTGTAAAATTGATAAAATCACGTACGTATTCATTTTGGGAGATGGTTGGGATCGTAAAGACAGACATAGCGCCAAACTTGTTAATCAAAGTATTGGTGCACTGCAATGGCTATCTGAACAAGGGCTTGAAACTTACGTCTTAGCGGGAAATCATGACTCACCTATTTATGGTGGAGTTCATTATTGGGAATTTCTTAATGAACTTGATGGTGTTCACTACATAACTAAACCTGAATTCCTCGAAAACATAGAAGTTTGGCTACTCCCATTTAGTAGTAATCCTGCTGAGGATTGGAAAGATCTCAAACTTGAGCTTGGTAAAGCATTACTTATGCACCAAACAGTTGCTGGAGCTTTAGTTGAAAGAGATTATAAACTAGAGAAGGGTGACAAACTGCCTACTTTGCCTAACATTCCAATCTACTCTGGTGACGTTCACAGACCTCAGACCTTAGGAAACATCACATATATTGGAGCTCCCTACCCAACTCGATTCGGTGAAGATTGGGAATGTCATGTATTAGTTACAGATACTGAGAATTGGAAGGCAAAAGAGATTCCTTTGGAGAACATTCGTCGTTTGACTATGAACGTAATGTCAGTTGATGAAGTATTTCAACTCCTCCAAGGAACAAGGATTGGTGACCAACTTCGTATCCGTTTCTATATCACGCAGGAAACATTTCCTAGGTGGGCGGAAATTGAGAAAGACATACGAGATTTAGTTAAAGTTAAGGAGGTTCAGTTATTGTCACTGGAGGCTATCTTTCAACAAACCTTCGAGCGTGGATCTGAAACAGCCATAGCTCAAGCTGGTATTGAACAGATTAGCCCTGAGCAGGTTGTAACGTTGTTTGCAGATGAAGAAAAACTAATTCCTGAGCTTAAAGCAATGGGACTTGAGATTATAAAAGAAACATTATAAACTAGAAATAAGGAGAACGGATGGAATGGAACCCTGGGGAACAAACCCACTAGAAGCCGAAACCCCCATCGGCAAAATCGAAGAATGGAAGAATAGAGAAGTAGAAGCACTTGAGATTGCAAAAAAGAGGTTTGACAAGGCAAAGAAGGAGCATAATCATCTAGAACAAAAGATGTGGCGAATCAAAGTTATTGAGTTTTCTCAAAATGAATATATTTTAAAGAAGGTTCTAATGATCTTAAAAGGTGAGATCTTTCTGCTCCTTCTAGCATCCTCCGGTTTACTACCAGGTTGTAGTTAGCTAAGAGGCCTACTTTGAAAACGACAACTTTAGTTTGGATAGTTCTTACTATAGTAGCACTTGCATTTGTTATATCCTTGTCAGGATGCTACTCAGCTACTCGTGCCAAGATGTTTTCAAACAATACTCCCCACCATATCAAGCAGTTTAGTTGTGGACAAGTCATTGGTGAATGGGATTCTGTTGGAAGAGTCTTCAGTGAGGAGCACAGTGATGGTTTCTACTTTGAAGATATGAAAACTAGAAAACTTGTTATGGTTAGCGGTGAGGTTCAAATTACGCTAGACTAAAGTAATAGAGACGACAAAATGAAGACAATTGGGAGATGCTATGATAGTTGAGGGTTTTACTATCGAAGTTTTCGACAAGGATGGTGTACTAGTTGAGGGCATCTCCTACCCAGATAGCTTAGCTAAGCTACACCATGAGCGCGGAACATGCACCTTCAACTGCTCATACTGCTATGAAGAAGCAATCAAGTGGATGTTGGAGAACGATAAGTGAGAACTGTTGAAGTCCTTGAAATCCGAATCCACAATTTTCGCTCTATTAGAGATGAAAAGATTATATTTCCAACAGAACCAGGTCTTCGATTTTTAGGTGGTCAGAATGATGAAGAACCAGACTTAGGGGCTAACGGAGCAGGTAAGACTACTATCTGGTGGGCAATGCGCTGGTGTTTCTATGGAGATGGAAAACTCTCCATGCTAACTACATGGGGAGAAAAAGACACCTGGGTCGAAGTAGATGTAAAAGTGTCTGACAAGGTACATACAATCAAAAGATGGGGCCCACCAGCTTACCTATACCTTGATGGTCAGCGTACAGAGCAAGGTGTAATAGATGCTCTTCTTGGCTTAAAAAGACTACCATTCCAACACTCTATAATCTTTAATCAAGGATACCGCTTATTCCCAGATTTAACTGTACCTGAAAGAGGAGACCTACTGGAGGATGTCCTAGGTCTTGAATTCTGGATGCGGTGTGCATGGACTACAACTAACAAGTATTCAGAATTAGAAAAACAAGTCCAAAAGAAGAAGATCACCCTAGCTGGGGTTCAAGGTGAACTTAAGGGTCTACCATCTGAAGAATCTTTGCAGATGGAAATTGATGAATGGGAAGTTAATCACCAACAAAAGCTTAAGACACTACAACTCCAACTTCTAAATTGGGATGAGCAACAAGCAGCTAAGATTACTAATCTAGAAACCTCTTCTACTAGATGGTTAAAAGAATGGGAAGAAAAATCTAATGCTGAGCTAGAAAGACTAGGTGATGAACTAGATGAAGTTACAACCAAAATTGAAGAATTCCAAAATCAGTTAGTAACAACTGACCAAACTGTTAAGTTGCTAAACGCTCAGAATAATGATTCCGTTCTAGAAGGCAGGCTTCGAGCTATACAGAGTGCCATTGCCGTAAAAGAATCTAGACACCAATCTATAGAGCGAGGAATCTCCTCAATGCAGGGTAGTGGTTATTGTCCTACTTGTGGTCAAGTATTAACAAATGCTAATCTAGAAGAAATTGAGAAGCACCTACAAGAACAACGTGATGCTCTTAGTAATCTAGAAGTCCAAGTTTGGGCTGAGAAAGAGAGCGCTAAAAAGCTACAAATTGAGGTTACTGAATCTAGAAAAATTACAAATCAGATTGTCACTGAAGTAGCTGTTGAAAAAGAGCGAGTTCAAGGTGTTAAGAAATTACTCGACCTAGCTAAGAAGAGTTTTCATAGACTAGAAGACGAATGTCGAGAAGTTGTAAAGAAATCAGAAAATCCAAATGGCAATAATCCCTACGTAGTTAGGATAGAAGAGGCCAGAAAAGAAGCCAATCCGTATAAGCAATTCCTTCTGACTGAAGAAGAGCAGAAGAACCCCTATATAAAGGCTAAGGATGAGGTACAAATGCGAAGAAACGCATTGCTAAGCGAAGAAACGCATGTCTCTAATGAGATTAAGAACTTAAATAATAACCTTGCATTAGTCGAGTTTTGGAAGCAAGGCTTCAAAAGGATTAGGCTCTACTTAACAAACAAAGTCTTAGCAGCTTTGGCAATTGAAATAAATTCTGCCATCTCAACTCTAGGTATGAAGGGTTGGTCAGTCGACTTATCGACTGAGACTGAAACAAAATCTGGGACTGTAAAGCTCGGGATTCAGATTCAAGTTCATTCACCAAAGCAAGATGCTACATGGGAATCATGGTCAGGTGGCGAAAGCCAACGTTTACGTCTAGCTATGGCTCAGGGTTTGGCATCGCTTATTCAGAGGGCTTCAGGTAGTTGGTGGCCCTTGGAAGTCTGGGATGAAGCATCCACCTATTTAAGTGAAGAAGGTATTGAGGATATGCTGGAGACACTAGATTACAGAGCGGCAGCTCTTAACAAAACTATTTTCATCTGTGATCATACAGCTTTGACATACAGCAACTTTAAAGAAATCTGGATGGCGAAGAAAGACCCACAACTTGGAACAAAGATTGAGCAAATAGGCGCCATGTGAATAGGTTGAATCCTTATCTAGAACACTTCCAAAAGGTAGTAATTCCTACAATGGTAAAAAGTAGAGTTATGATGATTCTACTTCCTGACAAACCGTTAGATTCAAAAATCTGTTTGGAGGTTGGCGCCGCTATCCTACTAGATAAACCTATGATTGTCTTAACAACTTCAATAACTCTAGTCTCGGCTGCTCTTACAAAACTTGTAGATGAGATTGTAATTATTGAAAACTTGGAGAAGTATACTGAACTTGATAAGCAGAAAATTGACAAGGCTCTAACTAGGGTGGTGGAAAAGTATTCTAGTAAAGTATAATTTAATAGAGGCGGGCAAATGCAACCGTGGCAATTCGCAACAATTTTAGCTTCGATCTTTGGTTCAGTTTTTGCTGGAGCTTTGACTATCATCTTGTTTCTTATAAGTCGTATAGATGGTTTGGGTAGTCGTACGAATAACTTAGGTGATCGTTTAAGTGACAAAATAGATCATCTGAGTGAAAGAACAGAGAATCAGATAACTACACTATTGAATACCATCCACGGTGTACATGACAGAGTAACTAAGTTGGAGGTTGAGGGTGGAAAAAACAATTAGAAACGCAACTCGCTATCATGATTTCTCCGCAGGCCATCGAGTACATGGTCATGAAAACAAGTGTGCTTATCTACATGGGCATAATTATCGTGTAACCTTCATTATCGCCGGTGACTTAGATTTGGTTGGTCGTGTTCTTGATTTTGGTACAATTAATAAACTACTCTGCCAGTGGTTAGAAGAAAACTGGGACCACAAGTTTTTGTTGTGGAACAAAGATAATAGTCCGTTTGTTCGTTTACTAGCTACTGCCCCAACAATCAATGATGAGGACTTAGGCATCGTCTTTGTTCCTTTTAATCCAACAGCAGAAAACATGGCATCATACTTACTTGAAGTAATTGGTCCGCAACAACTCAAAGGAACTGGAGCCCAATTAGTCTCTGTAAAAGTAGAGGAGACTAGAAAATGTTCTGCCTCAGCAACTTTAAAGTCAGTTATGGTTGCTTGGGAGAATCCACCACTTGCTTACAAACCAGTTCTATGTGAATGTTGTGGTAAGCCTATTGAAGAATGTAATGCTGAGAAGCAAGCTATCTACGACCATAACCAAGTAGGAGATTGAGATGAGAGTCAATGTCTACGCAGAAGAAATAACTGACCGCATCGAACTAGTCGAAAAGAAAAATGCTGAAGGTCACTTTGTCGGAATACGCTTCTACCTTGAGCTTCCAGTAACCCATGAAGGTGTGAACGTAAAAGGCCCTTTTATTCACCGTCCAGGTGATGATGACTCAGCAGCTATTACCTTCTGGGGCAAGAGAGATTTCCGTGAAGCACTTCAAAACGCTCTTAGCATTCTCGATGAGTATTATGCAGCTCATCCAGATGTAAATCCTGAACCTGAGACCATGGCAATTCCATTCAACTAAAGTTAGGAGTTTGACAAATGACTGAAACAATGGAAGTAGAAATAACAAAACCTATTGAGGTTGGACTTTTCTATCCTGTCTCAGAGATTTTCTACAGCATCCAGGGTGAAGGTGCTCAGTCTGGTATGCCAATGGTATTTGTACGGCTTGCAGGTTGTACAGTTGGTAAGCCTTACACTACTACATACAAGTCTGAGAATGATTTGAAAGTCTTTCAGACAGAATGTACAACTTGGGATGGTCGTAAATTTCCTTGTGATACAGACTATCGCAAGAAGATGAGTATGACTACAATTAAAATTGTAGAAGAAATTAGGAAATTGACTACAGACTGTAAGTGGATTTGTATTACGGGTGGCGAGCCAATGATGCACAATCTCACTCCCTTGCTCAAGTTTTTGAAAGAAGAGGGTTTTCTAACTCATCTTGAGACTTCAGGAACAACATTATACTACGACTCAGTTTCATACATAGATTGGGTAGTCGTTAGTCCCAAGTTTCCTTTCAACGATATGTTTGCTCAATTAGGAGATGAAATTCGGATCCTTGTTGATAATGAATTTTCGTGGAGTAAACTTCCCGAGAGTGTCCGCAAAAACTCACATAAAGTTTGGATTTCACCAATCAACGATGTTGATTCAATCAACCCAGTAAATGCTGGTATATGTTCAGAAATCGCCAAGGAGCATCCCGAAATTAGGATTTCTCTACAAATCCACAAAATCCTGGGGGTTCGGTGATATCTGCTAGTGCTCTTGGCCAAGCAATCCTTGCACTTCTATGTTATGATGAAAAGAATTGTTTGTTCTTAGCTTCACGTGTTGACCCAAACTTGTTCCAAGGACGAGTTAATCAAAAGATTGCAAAAGCGGCAATTGCTTACATAGAAGAATATCGTCTCCCACCTGGTGATCAGTTAGAACTTCTTCTAGAAAATGATTTACGCAGGGGTGATGAAGGTATACTCTTAGGTAAGATTCTAGATAGTCTTCCTGAACAATACGCTACTCTACAACCTGAATTCGTCCTATCTGAGTTAAACACATGGGAAGAAGCTGAGCAAATAAACCAAGCAGCAACATCAGCTATGGAAGCAGTTGCTCGTGGTGATGTTGAGTTTGCTAAGAAAGAACTAACTAGACAACGTAAACTAACTAAGATAGAAGACCCAGGCATTTGGCTAAGTGATCCAATTGCTATGCTTCGTAATAGTGACAACACTATTGAAGAATTCTTTTCTTCTGGTGTTGAAGCTATTGATAAGTTGAACTTAATCCCACAAAGAAAGACTATTGCCTGCTGGATGGCTTCAACAGGAAGAGGGAAGACCTGGGCAATGGTCAATGAAACAAAGGCTGGGATTCAATATGGAAAGACCACACTTGTAATTACACTAGAATTAAGTCAAGAAAAATTTGCTGGAAGACTTGTTCAGGCATTGTTCTCACTGAGTAAATATGAAGCAAAAGAAGTCCGTGTAGCTTTCTTTTCAAATGGTGTCATCGACTACAGAACAATTGTTAGAAGCTCTGTTGTTGAAAGACGTGAAGAAATATTAAGACGTCTAGGATCAGCTTTATCTTGGCCACGAGTCCTCATCAAAGAATATCCAACAGGGATGTTCTCACTTACTGATCTTCAACTTCTTCTAGATAGACTTGACAAAGATTATAGTTTCATACCAGATCAGATTATTCTTGATGCTCCTCATAATATGGCCGTTGATGCTAATAACTTACGCATCTCACTTGGACGATTATGGATTGGCCTTCGAGGATTAGCAGTTGAAAGAAATACAGCTTTAATTTGCTCCGCTCAGTCGAATAGACCAGCTAAGGATTCAAAGTTGATTGATGAAGGCGATATTTCTGAGGATTGGAGTATAGCTGGAACTGTAGATGCACTCTATACTCACAACCAAACAACACAAGAAAAGGAAGTTGGTTTGTGTAGACTTTTAGTTGCTAAATACAGAGATGAAGCTGATAAAGTCATTATCTTGAATTCTCAATCTTATGCTATTGGTCAGTTCTCACTAGATAGCGTCTTAGTCAAAAATCTTAGAACAGAAGACTAAAAACTTCTTTGAGAAATTTTATATTTCTCTTGCGTTTACTATTAGAATTTTATATAATAATAATAAGGATAAATAAAAAATTAAAACAAAGGAGGAGGGGAAAAGAAGAAGATGCCTTGGCCCAAAGGTAAGAAGAGACCAGAAGAATTTAAACAACAGCATTCAAAAAGAATGAAGGAAGTACATCAAAATAGATCTGAGGAACAAGAAAAAGAAATTGCACAAAGGCTAGGACCTAAAGGACCTAGAAATGGCATATCGTATAAGCATCCTAGACAGTGTGCTCCTTACTATAAGTTTCAAGCTATTGTCAGAAAAAAGAACAAATGTCAAGAACTTGGATGTTTAATCACAACAAACTTAGATGTTCACCACCTACTACCTGGACAATTCTTTAAGAAGATGTATGAGCAGGATATAAACATCCTGTATGATCCAACATTAGCCACTCTCTATTGCGCTAAACACCACAGCAAAGAAGATGAACGCCTAAGGAGAGAGTTAGCGGCTTGGGCATGTAAATATAAATAGACTAGAAAGAAAGTTGAACCAAATGGAGAAGGTAGAATCTACATTCATCAAAAGCATAAAGGCAGCACGAAGAGTGTCAACGCCTATAATCGCCGTTCAGACCCCAGATCCAGCATCAACAATCAAAAACATAGTACCAATAACAAATGGTGCTCCCTTACTTTCATGGGATATTGTTCGTGGGATTCTTCCAATAAATGACGCAGGTGTAGCTGCTATCAAGAAGAATTCAGATATTGACTACTCCATGATCACTAATCCAACTGAAGCCCTACTAGAAGCACAAAAACTTCCAGCTAGGTCGATTTTATTCTTTCACAATGCTCAGTTGTACATAACCACGAAGAACGAATCAGTTATCCAGGCCATCTGGAATCTACGAGACACTTTTAAGCAGGATGGAAGAACCTTAATTCTGCTCACTCCAAATCTCAAACTACCAACTGAATTGACTCAGGATATCTTGATTCTAGATGAACCTTTACCAACTCGTGAGGAGTTAGGAAAACTTATCCAGAAAACTTATGAAGATGCTGGCCTTAATGAGGAACCAGATAAATTCAATAAAGCAGTTGAGTCATTAGTTGGTCTCTCCGCTTTTTCAGCTGAACAAGTTACAGCTATGTCCTTAACAAAGACTGGTATTGACCTTGATAACATGTGGGAACGAAAGCGGAAAACAATTGAGGCGCAGCCTGGATTAAGTGTCTGGAAAGGGTCAGAGACACTTGCTGATGTTGGTGGTCTAGAAAACATAAAATCCTTCTTAACAAAGTTGATGACTGGTAATGAACCACCAAACGTCATCTTATTCATTGATGAAGTTGAAAAAGTTATGGGTACCTCAGGTGGTACTACAGATACATCTGGTACTTCTCAGGAAATGATGGGAGAGCAACTCTCCTATATGGAAGACAATGAGGTTACTGGTGTTATCGCAATTGGACCACCTGGAGCTGGTAAATCCTTAATTGCTAAGGTTGCTGCTACAATAGGTGGGATCTTGTGCATCCAGTTTAACTTCTCAGCGATGAAAGATAGTCTTGTAGGTAACTCTACTAAAAACCTCCGCAATGCGTTGAAGGTTGTAGATGCAGTCTCTGGTGGAAAGGTCCTATGTATCGCGACTTGTAATTCAATTACTTCACTCCCACCTGAACTCCGACGTAGATTTTCCTTTGGTACATTCTTCTTTGACCTCCCTTCTAAGGAAGAACGAATTAGCATCTGGCCGCTTTACTTGAAGAAGTATGGATTACTTGACAGAGCTTATCTTACAGCTCACGATGCTATTGACGTTTATGTTCCCAACGATGAAGGTTGGACAGGTGCGGAGATCAGAAATTGTTGTAATCTATCTTATAGGTTGAACATTTCACTTGTTGAGGCCGCAAGTTACATAGTTCCAGTTTGTGAAAGCGCTAAGGAGTCAATTGATAAACTCCGTCGAGAAGCAAGCGGGAGATTTATCTCGGCTAGCACACCAGGAAAGTATATCTATAAAGATGAGAAACTTGAAAAGATTGAAGGTCAAGTTGCTCAAGCGATTACTAGAAGATTTGACATAGGTCAGGCTTAGGAGAAGACAATGGGTAAAGATATTGATGAAAGCAGAACAGGTTGGATTGCTAATAAGCAAAAGCTAATCTGCCTGATGGCCCTTAATGATGAAGTTGCTCAAGCGATGAGCAGTAAAGCTGGTGAAGCCTTCTTCCGAGCTTTCATAGTTGAAGAACGAGACTCAGGTAATATCTCCTGTAAGTTTAGATATCGCTACACGGATGGTGGTAGTTGGTATACAATCGAACTGAAAGACGAAGAACAGAAGAAGAGCCGTGCGGAAAGAGTCGCAAAGTTTCAAGAAACAATGGAGGAGATGATCTTGAAGGCTCTTGAGCATTTTGGTGGAGTTAAACCACCAAGAGCAGTATTTACTTCACACTTTCCACCTGATGATGGAGGTGATTGGCAGAAAACAATCGACTGGCTTGTAAAGGAAGATCTAATTCACCAACCTAGGGCCTATGATAAAGAAGGGAACCTAATAAGATGAGTAGGCCAAAAGGATCCAAACTATCAGAAGAAACAAGAAAGTTGATGTCTGAGGTTAAGAAAAATAAGACGGAAAAAGAAAAACTAGAAATTGCTCGTAAAATATCAGAAGCTAAAACTGGAAAGAAACGACCTGATATTGCTATTCTAAACTCAACACGTGAATTTCACCAAAAACAGCTAGAAGGAAAACTAGCAAAGAATGGTGGAGAATATGCCGATCTTAGACAATGCCCAAGATTCTTTAAATGGCGAAAAGATGTTCTTACAAGAGATAACTTTACCTGCCAGAAATGTAGTATAACTGACCAAGAACTTTATAAGTTGTTCCTAGCATCAGGTAAGAAAAGACGCACAAGTAAGTATTGTATTCACGCTCACCATATTAAGTCATGGGAAGATTTTCTAGAACTACGATATGAAGTAAGTAACGGGCAATCTCTATGTTCTTCTTGTCATCAGAAAGAAGAAAACAAAAGGAGGTATTCCATATGACTATCTTCCTACGCGGACGCCTGTGGTGGTATGAATTTAAATGCGCCGGGGTCCGTTACCGTGAGTCAACAGGAACTGAGGACCCAGAATTAGCTACTGCGATAGAACAGAAAGCTAAGAAAGAAGTTGCTAGACAACAGTTTGCAGACTCTCCACTTCTATCAGCATTACTACCTGACTTAGAGAAGAAGATGGAGATTGTCGATGAATCCATTGAGAAAATTCTAGCTGGTGAAGAAGTTGATGTACCTGTCGAAGAAGCTATGAGAAAGCCTAGACCAGAAAAACTAGAAACAAATCCTGATTTCAGAAGGAGACGTAGACGCAGATGATTGAGTTTAAGAAGGTACTTCACCAAATGAAGAGTGGTGTAGAAATAGTTGAAGTTTGGGTAAATGGTAAGTTTAGAGCTACGATCTATCCAGATAGTAGAGATCCTGTTATACGAATTGTTAGCTCACATCTAGAAGGCGAACCTGAGAATCTCACTCCTCAGGACAATATGAAGGTATGGCAATTCAAATTCAAATGAATTAAAAAACTTTATAAAGTTTCTCAAAATTTCTATTGCGTTTCCTATTGGAATTTTATATAATAATAATATAGGAAAATAAATAAATAGGAAAGGGCTAGTCAGTGACTAAGGAAAGGATAATTGAGAAACTAAAAAAGATTAGGGCCCATGCTAAATCTGCTACTGAGATTGGCAATGAAGCTGAAGCTCAAGCCTTCGCCGATATGCTTGCTGATCTTCTCACCAAACATGATGTTGACATGTCTGAGATTGAGTGGGAAGAAGAAGTTAAGATAAATGCAATTCATGTCCAATGGACAACGAAATGCATGTATCCAAATTATAGACTCTACAGACTACCCAAATGGGTCTATCATCTTGGAACAACAATTGCTCAATACAGTCAGTGTGAAATACTCGTTAGTCCCTTCGCTATATTCTTCGTTGGTATGGAAAGTCATGCAGTAGTCGCCAAGGAGACAATGGACTACATGTTCTGTGTGGCCGAAAGACTGTCATATAAGGCATACAACAAGGCATACAGTGAAGGACGTAGAACAAAGAATTATCGTGAATCATTCCTTGTAGGATTTATTGATCGACTTGAAGTTCGTATGCATGAGTATCAAGAATCGTTGAAGACTTCCACAGAACAATCCACCGCCCTTGTCCGGATTGGCCAAGCACTAAAAGTTGCTAAGGAAGGTATCAAGAAATGGCAAAACGAGAATCCAAACCGTAAAAAGAAAGAAATTGGGTATATGGAAGCACTTGATACTCGTGGGTACAGAGAAGGTGTACGCATTGCAAATCAGATGAATATCGGAGGAAAAAAGTTAGAAGGAAGCTAGCCTATACCGTTATAGGTTAAACAAAAATCACTCCCCAGATCAACTTGAAGGTGAGAAAATGTCAGAAGCATTAGAAGAGCTTGAAACTAGTAATGTCCCAAACATAATGGACAAAGCAGTTCTCTTGCTCATTAAGAAAACCTACATTGGAGTCAGTAAAACAGTCCGACCTGAACAAATCCAAGTTATTAAGTGGAATGAATCTCAGACTGAGACTGACAAATCCTGGATGAGCACTTCTAAAACAATCTTTTCTAGTAAGAAATTATGGTCGATTTACAATGCCGATTCCTTAATGGAAATCAACTTAGTAAAACGTTATTGCTTACCTTCTCCCCTTCGTAGTGCAAAATTACTTCCAGTTTCCTTAGTACCCAAAGTCGATGAGGTGTTAGAAAACCACTTAAAGAACCGCATCGAAATGGTCAATGAATTTTGCTCACCTGATGAATATCAGTCAGCAATTGACCGTGCTAAGTTAAAACTTGGTCCACTCTTTAATCCCGACGACTATATGCCACTTGAACTTGCCAAAAGAGAGTTTAGGTTTAGTTGGCAGTATGCTGAGCTTGGAGTTGGAAATGCGCTAAGGTCCTTGTCAGCAGAGGTTGTTAAACGAGAAGAAGCAAAGTTGAGAGCTCAGTGGGTAGATGCTTCGAACAATATCCGAACTTTACTTCGTGTAAACATGAATGATCTCGTCAGTCACTTGATTGATCGTTTATCTCCAACAACTGACGGTAAGAGAAAAGCCTTTAAGAGGCCTTCAATCGACAATATCAATGACTTCATTTCAGTATTTGATGCTAGAAATCTGACGTCCGATGTTGAGTTGAAAGCCATGGTCGATAAGATCAGTCAAATGACAAAAGGATTAGATCCTGAACTTCTGCGCGGTGACGATAATCTTCGAGACATTGTTAAGCAAGGCTTTGAAGAAATCAAAGTTGAGCTAGACAAACTTGTAGTTGATGCACCAAGACTTATCTCGTTTGAAGACGAGTAGTTCTCACTTAAGGAGAAAATGAAGTGGATTTAGTCCTCTTCAAGAATAGATTTGAAATAAACCCGGGTGGTAATAATAGTCTAGAAAAAGCTCTTGTCAAGAAGGGTTTTGTTTTGGACAAGCGTAGGATGACCTGTTACACCCGCCTACCTGAAGTAGCAAAAAATTCTGGTGCAACTACTTGGGATGAGGAAGTTAAAACTAGAATTCGTAGGCACGAGATGGCCATTGCTTTCTCACAAGCTACTTCAGGTGATGGTTTTAATTACCCAGTTCCTGAAGGTCAATCTTATTTACCCTTCCAACAAGTTGGTATTGCTTATATTCACCAACATCAATACACACTCTTGGCAGACGACCCTGGATTAGGTAAAACAATCCAAGCAATAGGCTACTTAAATTCTGACCGAGATGTAAAGAAGACCTTAATTATCTGCCCAGCAATGTTGCGATTAAACTGGAAGAAAGAACTTAGAAACTGGCTAGTCTATGAACCCACAATCGACATTGGTGATACTAGTTATATTCCAGAAACAGATATTGCCATTATTAGTTATGAAGCACTTGCAAAACAACGCCCACTTATAGATTCTAGAAACTATGACCTCATAGCAGCAGATGAAGTACATATGGTAAAGGACTGTACAACTAAAAGAGGTAGGGCCTTCTGGGGAAAAGTCAACCGTGGGATATATGTAATACCAAGATTGAATGCTAGAAAGATGATCTGTATGACAGGTACTCCAATGCTTAACAGACCTGTAGATGTCTGGGAGTACTGCCAAGCATTTGACCCAAACGGCCTCGGTGCAGTTTGGACACACTTTGCGTATAGATATTGTGCCGCATGGGACGCTCCTTGGGGATTTGACTATTCAGGTGCTAGTAATCTAGAAGAACTTCAATTCAGCCTTCGCGGTTCATTCATGATAAGGAGGAAGAAGTCTGAGGTTCTAAAGGATCTTCCACCTAAGCGTAGGCAAATTGTTACAATTACTCCTGATGAAGGCTTACTTACAGCTGTAAAACGAGAGCGTGAGCTATTTGAACGAAACATTATCAAGATTAACAGAGCTATAGATAGAGCTGAAGAAGAACAGCCAGAAGGTGATGAAAAGAGTTACAAAGAAACCGCAAAAAAGTTAATCAACTTAAAAATGGGTGAAGATGGTGATAGGCCACTCTTCTCAGAATTAGCAGGATTACGTCATGCAACTGCTCTAGCAAAGCTTTCTTACGCAGTTACATACATCAAATTGATGTTAGAAGAACATGAAAAAGTTGTTGTTTTTGCACATCACCTTGATTTGCTTAATGGATTGTATAAAGAATTTGAAAGAGATAACTTCGTCCTATTGACGGGTGAGGTTAGCATGGAGGAAAGGAATAGAAGGATTGAGCAATTCCAAACTAATCCTAAGTGTAGGGGCTGTATATGTGGATTGACTTTAGCAATTGGAATTACACTTACAGCTGCAGACTATGGACTTTTACTAGAATTAGATTGGAGACAAGCAATCATTACGCAAGCAGAAGATAGGCTTCATAGAATCGGACAAAAAGAATCTGTGCTTATCCAGCATTTAGTATTTGAGGAATCGGTAGATTGTATAATAGTAAAGCGGGTGATTAAAAAACAAGAAGATGCTGAGATGGGAGTAGGATGATGAAACCACCGAAATCAGGAACCGGTCCACTTGAAAAACAATCGTCACGTGATACAGAAAGATCTTATGCTAACATGCGTGATCCAAAGTTGAAATACATGGCGGTTGGATTGGCACATGGGCCAGGAAAACGAAAGAAAAAGCGCAAGAAGTGAAAGGAGTTATAGTGGTAAAGTGTACACAGTGTGAAAAAGAATACAAGAATAATGCTGGACTATCTTCTCATATGGCGATGGTCCATAAGATGACTAGAACTGGAGAGCTTCTACCGGAAGACGCCATCAAGAAGCGCGAGAAGGGTCTTAAAAAGGCCATCCACACTCATATCTCCAATAGTCACTCTCCAGAAACTAGAGCAAAAGCTGGAAAGACTCGGACGGAGAATCATCTCAACAAACTAAAGGAACAAGGCATCCATCGCTGTCCAGAATGTTGGGAAACTCAACACAGAGCTGTTGATTTCAAAACACCAACAGAACTTGGACAGCATAGACGCTTCCAGCATAACGTTCTTGGTCGTTCATATACTGCTATGAAACTAAGGAAAATGACAACTGCGAAGCTCTTGTCTTCCAAAGTTACTACTGAAGGCCAACTTCAGTGTCCACAGTGTCAAAGGACGTTTACTAAACAACATGGACTAAGCATCCATATCGCACAAGTTCATAAACCAAACGCTCTAACAACTCGAAGTACTCAGGAGTTAATGAATGGCGATGGCCGCACGAAAGACCAACACGAAAGCCCCCAAACCCAAATTAGCAGAAGTCATAAACATCAACACGAGTCTTCCCAGGTTGCCGAAGCACTTGCAATTGCTCATGTCACAGGAATCATCGAAAACATCATCCTCACAACTGCGAGTCGCTCTGAGCTCTCTTCACGCGAATTTGCCACCAGGGTCGTTCTCGCTCTTGGCCAACGTTATTCGTCGTAGTGGAAGAGGGTTCGGTGTTCCAACATGGTGTTTGTTTTGTGAGGCTCGTCCTCCAAAAGATATGAAGCGTACAGACTTGCGTAGAAGATGGCAGAGTCTTCATTATGCAATGCACATTAAACGTGGAGATACACCACAAGATTTTGAAGTTCACCATGGGGATCTGACAAGATAAAATTAACTTTCTAGAATGCACAAATCGGTATAAATCACTATAAAGGGAAATTGGGACCCAATAGTCCCAAAGGAGAACAAAGAGAATGACAAAAGTAGTAGAAGGAACAGTCGTCGATTATGCTTGGACAGATGGTTCTCAACACCGAGGAACTGTACAAAAGTGGGGCACCAAGTGGGTCCAGATTACCAATGAGAAGACCCAGAAACTTGACTGGGTTAGCCCTGATAAAGTTGTTTCCAACAACGGTGTTGTCGAAGCTTCAGCTGAAACCTCAACTGAAGAGAAAACTCCTGACATTCCAATGCCCGATGAGAATCCAGAACCACCTGTTGCTCAAGATGGGCGGGAGGAAGATGGTGAGGATGAGGAAGACGAGGGTGAGGAAGAGGAAGCTGCTGAGGACAACGAGCTCGAGCCTGAATCAACCACAACGTCTGAGGAGGGGAAGGTTAAAAACCTTCTCCCCAAAGATTTTACAATTGACGAGATTAAAGTTATCAAGAGAGCAGCACATAACACCTGGCAGGCAATCGGAGACGACATAGCGACTGCACTTGGTAAAGAACCAAGTAAAGCTATTCGCATTGAGTCAACCTTGGATGCTGACTACATGTTGGCGTATGGGTATGTTGATGATCAATGCGCCAAGATGAACACAACCTGGAAAGAACTTTACACCAAGTTTCACAAGCTTTCCTATACCGCGATGAAGAAAATGATGAAGGACGTTCTGTAAGCACTTGAATTAGCTTAGTGCTAGGTGGAGGCTTTTATGCCAAAGAAGGCAACGTTAACAAGTCGGATGGACCGAGTAGAAAAAATACTTTCAGCAATCGCTGAGAATCAAGCTAAACATGAAGATTTTTTCACTAAGTTTGAGAATGGATTGAATCATCTGTTGGAAGTTGTTGCAGATCATGAAACAAAGATGAACCAACACAACCAAAAGTTTGGTCAGATTGCTAAATTACTGCTTATTCATGAACGCCGACTAAAAGAAATTGAAGGTGAGTAAAAAGTTAATTCTAGAAAGTATATTTAACCAAGGTGGGTAAATGTTATTGCGAGAAGCACTTCCAGTAGTCTTCTTCCAAAACAAACGGAACTTAGAATACTGGACACACCGAGATCAGCGGTTTTTTCCAACTGATGCTGCTAGAAACTTAGATGTTGAAGTCCTTGCTGAGTTCAAAGAAGGATGGCCCTTCGGACAAGAAAACGTTAAGCTCTGGTGGCAGTTGGCGAACGGCAAGATTGTGGGCTGGTTAACAGATGATTGTTTTCCAGTATTTACCTACAACGCAGTACTAACTAAGGAGAAGAATACAATGGCAAAAGTGGCTGTAGGAACAACTGTCAACTATACGTGGACCGATGGAACCGAACACAGCGGCGCAGTCAGGAAATGGGGATCTAAGTGGGCAGAGATCAAGAACTCCAAGACCAACAAGATTGACTATATCCCGCTTGATAAGGTCCAGGTCCCAGAGGGACAGGCCGAAGAAGCGAAAGAAGAAGCCAACGCCTAACAAGGCGTAACTAACTTCTCCATTGTTTAACAAAAAGTTTAAACACAGGAGAGGTATGTTTGAATGGTAAATTTAAGAATAAAAATTCTTAAAAAAACTCTTGCGTTTCCTATTAGAATTATATATAATAATAATATAGGAAATAAATAAAAAATGGGTAAAGGAAAAGTGAGATGGCAAAGTGGTATTACCAACAAAGCAAGACAAAGCAATGGAAGGAAGTGCAACCTGAATCCTGGATAAAAGTTGAATGGGTAGAGGGAAAACTCGTAGAAACTGAGGTCCCTAGGTCAGTCGAAGAATGGGTCTCAAGACTCAGAGGCATCGGAGTTCCTATACGCAGTGAGGAGGAGATGCAGAGTGGCATTTGAGGCCAAGTGGGATGTCTACAAGATAACAGAATTCCGAGACGGATGTGTCTACAAGACCAAAAAGATAACATCCATCTGGTTACCTGTTGGATCAAGAGACATTAAAGAGTCCAACGAGATCGCTAAACAACATGGCGGCGACCAATTAATCTCTACTACTGAGTCTAGAGTAACATCGAAGGGCAGAAATGAAGCTTAGATGTCCCATGCTCGCAGAAGCAATCAAGCCAGAAGAGCTTGTAAAAAGATTACCCATTTACGGATCATTTAAGATTGATGGAGTTCGTGCTACTGTACAACGCATGAACGGCCAACCAAGGCTGATCTCCCGTTCTGGTATCGAGATCGCTTCAACAAGACTTCAATCAGTATTCGCTGTAGAGGAACTTATCGGGGTCGACGGTGAATTCTCAGATGGTGAACCTTACGGAAAAGAATTATTTCATAGAACCTCGGGACTTGTAAGAAGAATAAACGACAAACAATCAGATCGCATCCAGTTTAACATCTTTGATGATCTGGAGCCTGGTAAGGCCTTCGAGCGATACGAACGCTACAAGATAAAAGTAGCACTCTTCAAAGAAAAATTCCCACAATTTGAATCTAGAATTGACGCAATGGAACAGTTCAAACTCCAAACAATGGCTGATGTTAAAGTGTTTGCTGACACAGCCGTTGAGATTGGGTATGAAGGTGTTGTATTTAAAAAAATAGATGGATGGTACAAGCACGATCGATCAACTCTAAACGAAGGTCTCTTGTTGAAATGGAAGGTTTTCGATGATGCTGAAGCAATCATCATCGGCACAGTTCCTAGATATCATAATGCCAACTCAGTTAAACAAGATGCATTCGGTTCTAATTATCGAGGTACAGATAAAGAAAACATTCACGCTTTAGAAGAACTTGGAGCATTCATAGTTGAGTGCCCAAAATTTAAGAAGCAGTTTCAAGTTTCTGGATTCAATCTCCAGATGCGAAATGAGTATTGGAAGCATCGTGAAAGCCTAATTGGTAAAACAATAACCTTTCGTTATCAAGTTATGGGAAGCACACCTGATGCACCTAGAATCCCTCAGTTTAAGGGATTTAGGGAGAAATGGGACCTCTAGATGAAACCTGGATTTTACAACGTGATGATCAATTGGAAACTAGCAGAAAAAACAGGTCCCGCTATTGTGTATTTCGACGGGGAGAAATTTAGATTTGTTAAACACACTTTACTTGACCAAGGTAAAGATCTCCCACCTGATTATCTAATCAGTGTAGGGAAAGCTGTAGATTTTAAGGAAGTGGAAAAAGGAGGAACGAATGTATGAAGGGTTATATGAAGAAAGTATGCCAAGGGAGTTGAAAACTCTCTTAGATGAGATTGATCAACAACTAACTGACTTAGGCTTTGTTTGTCTAGGGCATGATATTGGTGGGACAAGTTGGATTAAAAACCCACATCTATTCGTAGTCAATCCAGAAGGCTTTTGGGGATACTATGATGAATCAGATGGTGAGAGTCGAGAAGAAGAAAATGACATCGACTACTATCTGTTAAAGAATTTCATCAAGATGACGATCGGGTAAAACTATGGGAAATAATTGCAGATTAAAAACGAACGCTTTTGGTCGACTAATCCTTACACACGAGCACACTGATGCACTAGCCTGGACAGGGTCGAGTTGGTCAGAAGTAAATGAGTATGGAGTACCGATAGGTCGGGCACAGGTTTGTAACTTCAGCACAAAAACGGAAGCGACAGACTATGCGATTAAAGCTGGATTATCCCTACAAGAACCTTCAATAAAAAGAAGGTAGTTTATGAACTACAGCTTCGGGCATGAAAGACATCCAGATTTCGAGGAGTGTGCTATCCCACTTGGAGTTCCATGTGAGTGGTGTGAAGAAGTATTTATTGAAGAAGATAATGGATTCGCCATACCTCACATTGAAGAACATATTGTTAGACTTGGCTTCTATCATCGAGAATGTCATATACGTCAAGTTATTGGTAGTGTAGCGCACCAATTGAAAACATGTCATTGTTTCATACCCGGAGCTAGTGAACTAGATCCACCTGAACTAACAATACGACAAGCTGCTAGATTAGCACTTGAGCTTTTTGAAAAAGAGAATGGGTACGAGTCCTAAATTAGGTCTTAATACGCTTAAGAGACATGCGTTTCTTCGCATAAGCTTTGAGTTTGCTTGAGTTGTTACTCGATCTCATTAAATTAGTGCAGTAACTTTAGGAGGTTGAAAGTTGCCTAAGCGTCGTGTTTATTTACTGATCTACATTGCCGTTGTTTTAGCTATAATTGCCTTAGCTAGGCTACTTCCTAGATAAGTATATGTTATAAGGAAATGCTAAATGAAAACACCTACTAACTCCTGTCCAGCTTGCGGTAAAACAATCGGTTTAGTAACCGACCCTTTAGGAAGGGAGGTAGTACCAAAAACAGGAAATTTTTCAATCTGTTGGGGTTGTGAAGCGCTTTTACAATATAATTCCGAGCTAGTCTTGTTACTCGCGGATGAGAATTTTCTCTCAGATAAGAAACGTGAAGATGTCAAAATACTAAGAACAAACATGAGGATAATGAAAGAACACTTCAAACATTAAGACTTCATGTATAGATGGAGGAAGATTATGCAACTAAGGAATGGATCACTACTCATGTCGGAGGAAGAATTTCTTCAAACATCCTTTGATCCTGAAGTTGATTTTGTCAATGGTGAAATATGGGAGCGTGGAATGGGAAGTAAGGATCATGCAAGTTGGCAATTAGCTATCGCCATGTGGTTTCAAAACCATAGCCGAGAGTGGGGAATCAAGGTCTACCCTGAACTTACTATCAAAGTAAATAAAGACGGAGATTACTTAATTGCTGATGTTGCAGTTCTTGACAAATCAGACGATTCTGAAAAGTATCCAACAAAACCCCCAATTGCTGTCTTTGAAGTTAGAAGTCCTGATCAAGCTATGGATAAGCATTACAAGAAGTTTAAACTTTACGCTGAGATGGGCGTTGAAAATATCTGGTTTGTAGATCCAGAAGACGAAATCTTCAAACGTTGGATGAATGATGAACTCCAACCTCACTTAGCTTTTCGCTATCCAGCTTTCGACAACAACAAGCAACCTCGTATTTTATTCCAACTTCATAAAATCAAGGACCTACTTCAATGACCACTGTACTTCGCACCGAACCACTACCTCGCTTAATGCAAAACCTACCAGTTGATCCTGACAGAGGTTTTGTTGTACCTTGGTTTGTTGATTGGATTGACGGGAAACCAGAATTCAGAGCAATGGACATCCGAAAGTTTAAGAAGGCACTTACTAAGAAACTATGTTGGGTGTGTGGAAATCCACTCCTGACTCGATTTGCCTTTGTGGCTGGACCCATGTGTGGAATTAACAAGATAAGTTCAGAACCACCATCTCATATCGAGTGTGCTCGCTGGTCTGCTCGCAATTGTCCTTTCCTCTCGAATCCAGATATGGTACGCCGCGAAGATGATCTCGTTGATAACAACAAGTTTCGAGACACATCCGCTGGGATAGGACTTGCTAGAAACCCTAGAGTTACAATGCTCTGGATAACTCGTGAATACGAAGTTGTTAACGTCGGAAACGGTATTCTAATTGTTATGGGAAGAGCACAAGAAGTTGAGTGGTATCACTGCGGAAGGATAGCTACAAGGAAGGAAGTTGTAGAAGCGGTTGAGGAGGGGATTTCGTTACTAGAAGCTACTGCTCGTCAAGAAGAAGGTGGACTTGAGGATTTAAGAAAAAAGAGATCGGCTTTTGAACAGAGATGGCTACCTTCTAAGTAATCAATTATTTGTTATCTATCTTCTTACTCATTTGAAGATCATCCTTAGTTTTTTGGATATCCCGTTTACTTTGTTCAATTTGTTCTTGACTTTCCTTAACACTTAAAACAACTTTTTGACCAACAGGTGACTTAAGGAATAAACCTCCAATAGCTAATCCTGCACCAGTAAGAAAAAACGGCCACATCTTTCCTGTACCAAGATCCTTAGGAAAACTATACTTTGTTGGGTCAGATAAAGCAGCAATAGAACTGGCAACTCCACCACCAAATGCACCAATTACAACAGTTTTGATGGTCGTTTTCAAGCTCATGAAAGTCTCCTTTACTCTGATGGCGAATTCTAAATCCAAGCTTTGCGAGGTTGACAGTGAGCTTCAACAATATCAATGTCATCCTTAGCGCGATTCGGAACTTGTCTTGCCCATTTAGATACTGACATCTCAGCTACTGCTGTACAGTAATCCTTAGCTACAAGTGCTGCAATTGTCTTAACAAACTTAGAAAAACCAGAAGGCCCTAGGTTGTAAATCATATCTACTATTACTGATTGTACATCTTCTGGTTGTTCATCAAAGTTTGATACAAGAACACGTGCATTATCTATAGCATCATCTAAATCAACTTTGAGTAGGGCATTACAATGTTCATATGTAAGTACATGTGTACCTTCATAAACACTGTCATAGTTCAAACCAAGTGCCTCAATCCTAGTCCTAGCACCCTCTTTATCTAGATTAAATCCTATGGCTATAGTACGTTTTCCTTCTGTATCGTTATAGGAGATGTACTCACAACCTTCATGTTTGCGTATAAGAGCCTCCATATGTGTCCGAGTCATATAACGCTTCCTCCAAAGATTTTTCCTTGGTTGAAGATTCGTCAAGTACTTCGTGCTCTGAATCATAAGAGTTTAGTAGCTAGGGTACCAGCTAGTACCATCATAACAGAGGTCCATTACGCGATTAACTACCGCTGTCGAGGCCAAAGCAATATTACCACCTGTTGCTGTTGTCCATAAACCAGTTGGAATCATCTTGATGCATCCGCGAAACGCTCCGCCACCCTGAAGCACTGTGGGTGGAGTAATCGTAGTAATAGCAACTGTACCGCTAACTTTGTTCAGTCCTGAAGTCGGTGCAATCGTTGCAGCGGAGGCAATCGTTGGCACGCTCTGCACGCTCATCGTCTTTACCGTGAGATTACCGCCATCATCGAGATAGTTAATCCCCTGCCACTGCATGGTATGGGAAACGCTGTTTGTCCCAGTATCTATCTGAACAGCATGCGTCAATGATGCTCCGAGAGCAGCGGCGTGTCCTAGACTGATGGAAAAAGAACATCCTAGGCAGGAAGAATTATCTCCTACAAACACATCCGACTGCTCCGTACCAAGGGCACCACTCACAGCAAGAAATTCTGATATACCAACGGCTGTGTTTGATCCCAACGACGCTACATTGCGCCGTCCAGCATTTGAACCGATTGCTACGTTGCCATTGGATGTTTCTCCGTTCCCAGCTAGAAATCCTACATCTACGCTACTCGAAGCCGCTCCGCTTGGTCCCGATCCACCAGAATTGTTAGAGCCAATAACCACGTTGTTTGTGCCAGTCGTGAGGTTATAGCCTCCGAAGGAGCCTATGCAGATATTGAAGCCTCCCGTAGCCCTACCGCACGCGTTATACCCGAAGGCGTTCATATCGCTGGTAATATCTGTAGCTCCTGCACCATATCCAACAAGCGTAATGCCATTCGGAGTAGTGAGTGATCCACCTGCGGTATGGCCAACCAACACATTCGCCGATCCAGTAGTAAGGCTATAGCCAGTTGGATTCAAGAAGGGAAATCCAGAATTAGTCGGCCCACCGATAACCACATTGCTAGAAGCCGAGGTTATGTTGTTGAAAATGTTGTAACCAAAAACGTCGTTTTGTTGTCCAGTAATTACCGTGCCATCTGTCCGGCCATTGAAGGAGGTCGATCCATACACATTGTTGAAGGAACTATAAGCAAGTGCACAACTGTAAGACCCGATGCAGTTTGAATTGGTGATTGTAAAATTGCCAGTGGGGCTCGTGCCTCGAAGGGCGTTACTGAACATACTACGGCCAATAGCTATGGTACCGATCGGAGAAAGAAACGATCCAGATGCTGGCCCGATCTCGTTCCCTATGATGGTCGAATTGCCAGCTCCGGCAATCTGATAAATATGATTGCCAATCATCTGTGTCCCTGCCCAAGCACAACCAGTTCCTCCGACCTTATTCCCAATCAAAACCGACTCAAAGCTACTAGTGCCGAGCGTAGCAAATGGACAAGTGGCATATCCTGTTTCTCCACCTCCGGCAAATGGGCCGATGGCTACCATGTTTTGATCCTCACCACCTGCACCATAACCAACATCATTCGCTAATGCTGCTTGTCCGATAACTACGCTGCCGTTGTTTGATTGACAGTGTTGGCAGGCATTGTTACCGATGGCAACTAAACCATTTGTATTTCCAGGCGTAAAGGATACCGATCCAGAGACTGCAGCAGTTGTTGGTTTTGATAAGGTAATAGTAGTTGTCTGCGGATCGCCTGATGCAACGGTGGTACCTGCGGCGATTCCAGCACCAGTTACATTGTTGTACTGCACAATCCCAGTGGCTGAAGCAACTGTTAATGACGTTGAACCGCTACTCGCCGTACCAGTAGTAACAATGGGAGTATAATTTCCTAAGTCATCGCCAGCATTATCTCCAATAAGGACCTCATTTGCGAGTCCAGCTGGCAACGGCCAACCTAAAGTAGGTGGTGTAGAAGATAAGATATAACTAGCAGTACCAGCATCATATACAGCCTTGCCAATGTTTACTGGTGAAGAAGGTCCAAAAATTCCACCACCAGAGTTAATCTGAACTGATCCGTTTGGAGCTGCAGCTTGAGCATTTCCAGTTGCCATTACTCCCCACTTGGAAGGAGAGGTTAGACTTGGATCGTTGCCAAGATTATTTGCAACCATCGAACCGTAGGAGGTTGTAGTAGCACCAACTGTTTGTGATACGATATCACCTGCATTGTAAGTAGTAGTAGATACCCAAGGACCCTTGAAAGTTGCTGGTGGCCCAGATGGCCCTGTTGATCCTATAGGTCCTTGAGGTCCAGTTGATCCAGTTGGCCCAGTTGGCCCTGGTGGTCCCATCGGTGAAGTAGCACCAGCCCAAACATTTGTAGGAAATCCTTGTTGTCCATTAGCAGCATAAACAGACTGGGTATCTATGTTTGTGTATAGACAGGAAACAACACAAGCGAATACTGGAAATCCATGATAAGTATAGTATCCAGCAGCAGCAGGTGTTTGTGTTCCACCCCAAGCAGTCTGCCCTGTATAACTTTGACAATAGAAGGTTCCAGCATTCGAACTAGTAAACTGAGAACCTACAAGACATGGTATGTAAGGTCGACCAACACCTGTTAGTTGAGAGTTTACAGGAGCTACAAAAGCATTCCAGTTAAAAGGTTGGCCTGCTGGTATGTAAACATACGGGACAGTCATTATTGTGCTACCAGCTGCTGTTATGGTAACAGTTTGCGTTTGTCCACTACTAAGTTGTATGGTTCCATTGAAGGCACCATTAGCTACGTTCAGACATTGCCCGCCAAAACACCACTGACCTCCACTCCCAAGAACGTTGCCAGTCCCATCTTGGACACCATTACCAAGAGCTTGGACCGACTGAGCTAAGAGTCGTGGTATACATAGAATAAAACAAAGCAGTATTAGAATTTTCCGCATAACACTCTCCTAGTTCTATCCAGAATAGCCATAGTTACCGCCACCACTGCTTGGTGGAGTGAATGATGGAGCTTTTACTAGTTGGTGCTTCGATCCAGCACCAGCATCTGAGATAGGTGTGTTGATGCTCGAAGCTACAGGCTGAGAGTACAAAGCCAAACTCTGCATTGACACAAAGCCGTTGTCCGCAGTCACGTTAATGCGGAAGTAGCGGTGCGTATAGCTAGCGCTGAGCTTCCACGATTGTGTTGCTACCACGGCGGGTAATCCACTTATTGTCTCACCCGTACTCGTCCAAGTTGTCCCATCGTCACTGATATCTAACGTATAGCCTTGGCCAATAGCATTGTTTTGGTTAGGTACGATCTGAAAACCAATGATGGTTCGTGCAGTCTGCATATCAACTGCAATGGACTGAGGATTAGGACCGGTAATCCAGGTCGTGGTACCATTCCCAACTGTACCATTGGGGTTTAGCCCACCCGTACCGTAGGTGTTCGATGTGACCGTGCAAGTCCAGTTGGTTGCCATTAGTCATACCTCATGCCCAGAGCCGCAGCAGTCGCGACCGGGCCAACTGCGCTAAAGGCACCATTCTTCGACGGCATGTATGTGTGGGTGTTTCCATAGAGGGTAAGAGTAAAGGTAACACCATCCACAAGATCAGGCTGATAAGCAATTCCTACTCCAGTCAGAGGAAAGTCCCAGAACCCCACGTAGGGTGCGGCGGTATCGAAGCCGATAGCGCCATTGTAAGCAGATGTACCTGTAGTTGCGCCGGGATTCATCACTCTGGCAGGAATCCCTCCCTGACTATTCCCTTGATTAGAAGCTTGCTGCGCGGCCCCAACACCGAAGACCAGACTCTGCTGAAAGTAGGAGCTGGAGAAATTCGGCGCATGGCCGCAAGTGCTCAAGGTGACATGGGCGCTAGTATAAACGCCGCTAGCATTGAGGCTTCGCTCTACCGAGAACAACTGATTGCAATTATTTGGACCATCCCTCCACAGCATGATGTGAATACGACCTGGCGCACCCGAGAAGTTACACTCATAGCTTGCAGTCGTAGAAGGTGGGGTGAAGGTTTGCGAGTTGGTCGTAGCAAGGCAGTATTGCCCGGTAAGATTACCTACTCCATCAGTCGTCTGACTGATGCTGAGACGCAGCGAAGGACAATTGGCGGCACCGAAGTTTCCATACTCTACCTTCAAAAAGAAAGCAGCAAGGCCGTCGTTGGGCTTCCATATCTCGTAGACATAGGCACCAGATCCGGGAATAGTAGAGATCGTGCTCCAGTTCACCTGCCCGGTGTCAGATGACTGTTGCCATCCGAAAGTGGAGAAAGCAACGTTGATCGCCTGCGCCCACTGCTTAAAATTGGCTAGAGTTGAATTGTCGCAGATGAGGTGAGATTGCAGAGTTGACATTGTTCTTACTCCAATTGGATAGTAACCGCCCAGTTTGCACTGCCGCTGGTAATATCAATAGTAAATAAGTCATCAGCAGCAATTAGTAATGGATTAGAAGTAAATGTAGAAAATGTTGAAATACCTGAAGCTCCTGGAGCTAGAGTAGGATTACTAGTAAAGATATTTGTACCATTCTTGTTAATTTTGAAAGTGAAGGGAGTAGCTCCATCACTAGTTTTAACTACCACCTTACATTTTGTAAGGGAACCAGAACGAGCTGCAATCAGCACTGGCCCTACATTATTCCCGGCCGTACCATTACCAATAATAAAACCAAACGTCAACGACGCTCCACTAGTACCACCACTAACAGCAACCCATGTTGTAGTTGGAAATCCTTGTTCAACTTTAGCAACATACAGAATTGAACTATCAATATCTGAATACTGGCATGGAGAAACACAAGCAAAAATAGGACCACCATGCCCTGTATACTGACCAGCAGGAACAGGTGTCTGTGCTTGGCCCCAGGAAGCTTGACCGTTGTAACTTTGGCAGTATTGTGTACCATTTGAACCTGTATATCTAGATCCCACAAAACAGGGTAAGTATGGATTTCCAGTGCCCGTCAGTTGAGCATTTGTAGGTGCAACATAACTATTCCAGTTGTAAGGAACACCTGTAGGCATATAAACGAAGGGAACTGTTAATACTGTACTACCTAAAGATGTTACTGTAACGGTTGAAACTTGGCCGCTACTAAGATTTACTGTTCCATTGAAAGTTCCATTAGCTACATTTACGCACTGAGATCCAAAACACCATTGGCCACCACTAAGCGGTGCACCAGTTCCATTCCTAACACCAGTCCCAGAAACTTGAACTGACTGAGCAAGTAGTAGAGGCACAAAGGTGAAATAGAGAACTAGCAATAGTTTTTTCATATTTTCTTACTGGATGTACATGGAGTATATCTTGATTTCAACAGGATCTTGACCAACTACTCCTATCGCAATTGCCTTAACAATGACTGAACTCAAATCTGTACCTGAAGGAATCTGAACTGTTCCAACCGTACGTGGCCCTGCTGTATTTATAATGATTGTTGTAACACCTTTCTTACCAACAAAAACTTCTATAGAACCATTTCCACCAGCAAGTGGACCACTAGCTGAACAATCAATATAGAGAACAGAATCATACGAGAGTGTTTCACCTCCGCTTACACCAATATCAAAGCCAAAGAAATCAATCTCACAAACGTAGACTTCATTATTATCATCGACATAGCCTCTAATGACGCAAGCATTAACTAGATTTCCATCAGCAGCATAATGAGGTGGAGTTATTGGTGTCGTTGAGCCTAGTATTTGGTATTGTACTCCATGTAGTTTAGGTGCATTTCCAGGTGCGGCTCCGGGTGGTGCTTTAGTCAAAAACATAGTAGTAGTTGAAGTTGGGATAGTTACAGACCCATCAACATTTTGTCCAAGCAACTGATGATAACCTGTAATATTTAAGAAATCATTTACGTTCTGCGTTACGTAGGGAACTATGTTTCCACCGGCAAAGGCTTTGTCAATGTAATAAACGTAGTAAGAAGCACCTCTAGTTAGATTTTGGATTACACTTGGAGTTGGTACACAAGCTACAGACTGATTATTTAGTAAGGCTGTAAAGTTTGCTACTGTAATCTGACCTTGCGTTCCTCCAGAAGTAGGTTCTGGAGGAATATTTGTTGAACTCCCAAGATATAAACATGCTGTACGACCACTATGAAACCAGTAAACCCAATCAAGCTCAATATCGTAGTTACCTGCAGCTGAAAAAGTTAAAGATATTACTGATGTATGACCATGACCAGAACCATCAAGTGTCCCAACAAAAACTAAAGGTAAATTACTAATGACTGACTTCGTCTGCCCAAATACACCTGTCTGATAGCCAGTTGAGACAGTAGCTCCACCACCAACCCCAAGCATTACCTGATCTTTGTACTGAATAGTAAAGTTGTATGTTCCAGGAGCAGGAATAGATAAAGTAGCAATAACACAAACGTTAAAATCTGAATAACCCGCACTTTCAGGCTGACCCGCTGGAAAAAGAGGAGTGGTGCCAGTAACTGCACCAGTATTATCTAACGTTGTCCAGTTTACAGGATTACTTGGACCAATACTTGTCCCCAAGCCACCTGTATCAAACATTAACGAACTACCTGTAATAGTTCCAAGGGCACCACTAGTAGTTCTAGGAGTACCTGTCCCAACATCACCAGGATTCTTCCATATGTAAGCACCAACTGGACCTGAGTGAGGTGAATCGTTATAAGTATAAGCTGTAACATTACCGACCAAACTTACAACTGATGGAATTCCTGTAGTCGCTTGTGCACTAAGAACCACAGGAGGCTGAGTATGAAATGTACCACCCGAGGGAGGTTGAAGACTTGTTCCTTGAATAATGTATGGATAAGCCTTGCAGTTAGCTAGATCCTGCTGCTGTAAGTGAGCCATGTTATAGCTAGCAAACTTAAACCAAACCGTCTTTCCTACATACTGAGCAGGATATTGGTACTCGAAAACTCCACTAATTCCTAGATAACTAAAGAAGTCACCTACATACCAGTTTCCCATCGTTGTTCCATAGACACCACGCCTTAGGTAAGTTAGGTTGTAACGATCTACAGCAGTTTCAGTTGCAGTCTCATATGATACAAGCTCAACATCACCTGAGGTATTAGTCAAAACGCAGAGAGAAGCGAACTGATCCGCTTGCGCCTGAGTAACCGTTACTAGTTGAGCCTCACTAATCGTCATATCAACTGCTAGTGTACTAACCGTATCTGGGTCAACTCCGATTCCCATAATGTTAGAAATCGTACCTACTCTTCCAAGGCTGTCCATATTGTCAACAGGTACATACTCGTTTCCATCCTGTGAGACAAAAATCTCACAACCACCCCACTGATCGCTTTCACCAGCAACAGCGATCTGTAAGCAATTTGGTTTAGCAAGTACAGATTGTGGTGTAGCTTCAAAGATGACTGGAGAAGTATTACCTGGTAATGCCTGAGAATAAATTGGAAGAAAACTAGTAGGCTGCTGCTTTGGATAAATTGTAGCATTTCCTGTCCCATACGACCATTGTTCAGCTTCAATCTCTAACTTACCTTCAGAGTCATCTGTAATCTGTGTAATTCTAATTGGTTCACCTGTTGGAAGAACCAACATATCCATTGGTTCCAACTGAGACCAGTAGAAAGACAACTTAAACTTATATGTATTCCGAATGTAAAGATTACGCTTCAAACGAAGATTCAAGGCCCAAGCAGCAGTCTGATGCGTAGTAATAAAGTCCCAGCTTTGACTACTTTCAGGCCTAAATCCATAAGTTGCTATGAAAGCATCATTTTGTTCAGGAATCAGCTCATTGTTGTAGTCATTCAATCTATTCATGAACTGACACTGGACATAGTTTAAGCAATCTTGTGGGGCCTTCTGAGTAACTTCAATCGGATCAGTACTTGTCTTCTCTCCGGGTCTCGAATCGGTTAGTAAGTCGTCCCACGTCAGGGTTGGCGGTGGATTTCCTGTAGTAAACGGAGGTACGTAAACATAACCATTATTAGTAATTGACGTATCACCATAAGGAATCATCTTTAGGATTCCACCAGACCAGACAGGCCCTACATTTCCAACCTTAACAAGCTCATCAAAAATCTCAGATACTGAAGACTGAGTATCAATTGACTTTGAAATTAGATAATTTGATGCTGCCCAGTAGTTGTAGGCATCCTGCCATGAGTTAGGCATCATAGTCGAGAAGGTCGGCATCGCTGCTAAGGAAAAGTAGGGAGAGGTACTAACTGGCCCATCAACTTGTACCCAGCCGTCAACTGAAGCTACACCGGAAGGTATGGTTATGTAATCCCAAACATACGTCCAATCTTGACCTGACGGTATTTGTAACCTACTAGTCATTAAGTAAGATACAACTGCTCCACTACTATTTTTACCGAACATCCCAATGCCTAACTTCCACGTATTACTATCACTTGGATGTCCAGCAAGTCCTTGAGAATTTAACCAACCACTAACAAAAATCCTTTGACCAGGTGTAACTGCAGTATTAAATGCTGTATTGTTATCTCGACTAGATACCTTTAACGCACCTGAGAATGAACCTTGTCCAGTTACAGAAACAATGGAAGTTGGATTTGTGCTACCAGCCCAGTTGTGAGGCTGACCATCACTAAAGTCAGCAGTTGAGGGTAAACAACTATCTAGATTCTGTATAGGAAATCCTACACCAAGTAGTGGATCTGTTAGAATTGAAAAGATACAATCTAGTGGATGTGCATCTAAGTTTCCACCACCAAACATGCATAGGCCACCAAGCTCATAGTTGTAAGGTTGAACTAGTGCAGAGCCTCCAAGATACATAGGATTGAATCCTACGTAGCATATACCATTGTATCCTAACACCTGACCTGGATACTTTGAAATACAGTAAGACCATGGCGCCTGTGAAAGAGTGCCTCCAAAGAATGTTAGATTAAGATTGCTGGAGTTAGTTAGTTCAGCATCACTAGATGTGTATTCATAGAAGATGAAGACAAACTGGCCCGCATCCGCTCTATTAAAGGTGTAAAAGCCTCCTGGACTAGTATCACTTATCGGTCCTGTCTTAACGTTATAGTGACCAGGTTGACTTGGTTCTGAACTACTATCATCAGAATCTCTAATCAGTGGTTGGCCAGTTTGAACGTAAACAACACCATTATCCTTGTAAAAATACTGCTGATTGTCAGTTGAGATCTGTGGTGGAATAGTACTAGTGGGAATATCGGCTGCCTGAGTTGTAGCTTCGTAGTATAACGAAAAGACAGTATTATAGATAATAGTTACAGTCTTGCCAGCATCAGAGGCATGGAAGGAGTAGGTGCCAGAACTAGGATCAAAGGTATACTGCTGCGGTCCCTGTGGGCCACCTGGAACATGTTTAAAGACTGCGTTTTGTGTTACATTTACGACTGTACTAGAAGCATTCCCAGATCCGTAGTTGTCAGTCGGCATCGTAATTACAACACCTGGTTGGTAAACTCCTAAGTCAGCCGAAATGACTGGGTTAGTAGATGGCTGGACAGTATACGGCGATGCGATCAGATAATTATAGTTACTATTCTGGTTCGCCATTCTTCCGTTCTGATCCCAGACATTGATTATTCCTCGACAATGATCACTACCGGATCCCTGACCTAAACATTGTAAGTTATCAGCATAGTAAATAAATTGAGTTGCCTTACCGCCAAAGATACCCTTACCAGCAGAGTTCTTTGACTTTTGAGCGTTAAATCCACCATAGAATAACAGCTTTCCATGGACTCTAGGCGTACCAAATACAATTGGTACACAAGTACCGAAAATTGACTCTGTGAATTGTAGATTATGTAGTTTGCCACTATATCTTGGCTGACCGGGATTTTTTGGCCGAAAGATTCCCATAGTTTTAGAATGTAAAAAAACGTTTACTGAATTGTTTTAACTTCCCATCTTCCCACATACCTAACTGACATCCGAAAGGAGGAGTACAGTGAATAATCTGAGGTAGGCCTAAACAAAGAGCGAGATGTCCATGCGATAAGCCACTCTTGTATGCTATAATGTCTCCCTGCTTTACAGCGTCCAACTCAATCTCAGTAGCTCCATACGCCATTAAGTAATTGATTAGTCGCTCTTCCTTATTATTTTGTGCAAACTGTGGTGTGTACCAACTAGGTTCAGGTACATCTTCTTTCAATACATTACTAGCTTTACCAACTAGATATAGAAATTGTGCACAATTAACACCGACTCCCTTTATTTTACCAGCTGCACGATAGGGTGTGCCTAGCCAGGTGATTGCTTCATCACACAACGCTTTTCTAAGATCGTCGGTCATATAGCAGTTTCAGGAACAGGTGTGTAAGGCTGGCCCGCGAAATTGTGGTAAGCCATCGCCAAATGAGATGTTGGATTAATAGTTGGTTGTAGGTTTAAACAAGAGTTTAATGACTTATCACAGCCTTCGGCTACCTTAAAGTTATCGTTATTTTGCATTGGAAAGATTGGCTGCACATCAAGCGTAAGTATTTGAGGAGTTCCACCACAAGCTAAGACAAACGCTGTAAGCCCATTGTTATTCCCACTAGTCCAAGTTAGTTTACCTTGTGTAAAGGTACCAGCAGCACTTCTTGTACTAAGATAAGGAGAAGCTGGGTAGAAGGAAACATTATTGATCACTCCTCCAATTGATCCACTTACGGTAAAGTTAGCAGCCGCCAATGTACACTTTGCATCATACAGAACGTTGGAGCATGAAGATTGGAAGATCATACGAGGTACTTGAATATTCAACAAGTACATCATATCTTGAAGCTGGATCTCCGCCTTAGTAAAACCAAGCGACTCAATACTAGTAACCATGCCCACAAACTTTGTCTCAACAAGACTACCACCCGTTGGGCCAGTAACTTGACCATACACTGGCATGTAAGCACAGTAAATAGTAACGGGTGCTCCGCCTAGTAGACCTTTCTTGAAACCATCAAGCATCTGCACATTATTCAAACCTGGGAAGTCAACAAGGAGTCTATTATCACAGAAGACAGTTAGCTTACACTGACTAGATTCAAACCCAATTTTTGTAGTTATTGAGTCACGTTCCCACATCCCAAACTTTGAAGCTTCATATTTTTGTCCATTGAAAACTATGTGCTCACCACCATCAGTTGCATAAATGAATTGTCCATTCAGCGTAGGTCCAATTTTGAACAAATGCACTTTATACAGTCGAACTTTAGACGCTAGCAGATTAACGAGGTCAGTGGAATAGTTTTTCATTTTAGAGTTGGATAGATTCTAACTTTAAGGAGTCAAGCGACCAGAGTTGGTATAAGAACTCATCAAAATCCTGAGAGTCTTCCGCAAATTGACAAATATACGAGTAAGAACCCCACCAAACTATATCCTGTCCAGCTGCTGGTACACTGTTAAAAATAACAGAAGCTGGAAAGTTGGTCTGAGTAAATGATCCCCATGCTTGAGTAACACCACCAAGTGAGATCCCATAGAGACCAGTTATGTTCTGAATCCGCTCACACAAGGTGTAAAGTCCACCACCCATAATGTTTGTTGAACGCCAAAGTGGAAACTTTGCGTTAACTCCATCCGTTTTGCCAGAACCACCATTACTAAGCTGCGTAGTATCTTGAACACAGTATAGCTTTTCAAGATTTCTAGTGGTTGGATCAAAGATAAACAACCCAAAACTACCACGATTTCCCTCATAGAATTCTTGAACATACCGAAGATCGTCAGAAGTGGTTACTCCCATATTCTTCAAGTAGGACCAGTTGAGAGAAAATTCGTAATTGACTCCATATTGTAACGTAGCCATAGCTGGATGCTTTCCAGATTGAGAATCTTGGCGAATGTTATTAAATTTCGCCGTTTTACGAAATTTCCAGCTTATGCCTTGTGGAAGGATAAGTGTTGGGTAGCTACTCATTGAACTAACCCCTTAACCCGCAACATGTGATGTGTTTGGCGCTCCCATACTCGCCCATGATTTTGAGCCATGCGCTGAACCGAGGCACCATCAATACCTTGAATACTTGGGGAGTAATGAAAATGAACATTCTTATCACTCCCACCCTCTCTATGACTATCAACCATCTGGTGGAATTTATTTGTCTGGTCAACAGTCAGAACACGTTCACCAGGTGTAGCTAGGATAGGGACTTCATTGCTATACTGAAAGCCATATCCACCAACAACACCACCTTTCTCAAACATAGCGTAAGCCATAATTGCTGCCCAAGTACCAGCCGCTAATGCAGCTCCTATAATTGGGTTGTCGGCATGCTTACTCCAAGCTCTTGCTGCACCTTCATTCGCTAGATGGAAGATAGCTTTGAGAGAATGTGCGTCCTCAATTGCCGCCCTTGTTGCTTCACCTTGAGCAGTCACCATAGTTAGTTCTATTTGGTGCATTTCATGCAACGCCAGATTCTTTATCATGGCAGCAGCTTCCTTCTCAACCCATTGTAACAACATATTTGAAACTGACAAACCCATCTGATCAAGCATATTTCGCCAGTTAGTAGACATCCGACCTTGACCCTTTAACCACAAATCAATTGTATTATTAAACTCAGATTTCATCTGTTCTTGAAGTTTTTTCCACGCTTGATGCTCCTTTTTCTCTAGAGCGTCCAACTTTGCATAATACTCAGCATCTTTAGCTTCTCTTTGGTTTATAAGGTCAATGTATTCCTGAGTTCCAGTCTTTTGTTCGGCTTCTAAAGTATGCATCTGACCTGTTATTAAACTCAGTTCCTGATTATGCCAAGTTTCAATAGCTGCTCTTTGAGCTTCATATTGCTTTTTAGAGGACGAGCCAGATATCCCCGTATTTTTTCTTATAGCTAAATCTAGTTCTCGTTGAGCTCGACTCTCTTGTAGACTAATAACAGACTGATAATAAGATTGCTCCTTGTTATATTCTTCTTCTTGAGCAGCATCTCTAATTGCTTGGTCTTTAGCTACATGTTCCTTATCTAATGCTTCTAGTTGTTGAAACAGTGTTGTTATCTCATCTTTAGTTTTCTCATTTGCTGGACCAAGATCTCCAATTTTCTTTAGGAGCATATCTCGATTACTTTGCCAACTCCGATTCTCAACGGATCGTTGTATAGCAAAGTTTTCTTCCGCCGTCTCCCTATGCATACCCAGCATTATTTTAGAATGTTCTAACTCACTCGACGCTTCAATAGCATTTATCCGTTGTTTAGCATCTAACATCCTAAATTCAATAGCTAGTCGTTTTCTAGCAGCATCTTCTACTTCAACATCAACTCGACCTAAGGAAGTTTGTCGTTTTAAAGGTATGTCCTTCTGTTCAGCTTGTATCTTGTAAATTTCATTCTGCTTATCAACATTTTTACCAACCATAGCTAATTCATTTGCTAGATACTTCTTCTCAATATCAGCCCTAGCATTAATAGCTGTTTGTAAAGCTATTGTAAGTTGTTCCTGAGTAGTACGTCCTAAGTCAAACTCTTTTTTTGCTGCTGCTTCAGTAGCATCTATTTTATCTAACTCTGTTTTCTTCCAAGCATCAAGCTTAGCCTTTTCTATCTGCTGAGCTAAGGTTAAGTTTTCTTTTGCCTCCTGGTCCAGCCTAGCTTGGTTCTCCTTATCTGTGTTTTTCTGCTCCTGTGTAAAATTGTTAAGCATCATACCATATCTAGCTATCGCTGTCCCTAATTCATCATACTGCATCTTCCAATCAGGTCCAAACGTTTGGAGGTTATTACGCTCGGCACTTAACTTCTTTATCTCATCCTTTAAAGCTGCAGTCATTTCCACATCATACTTAGTAGCTGCCGCCGATGCATCTATAGCCTCATTATTTGCAAGTGCTTCACCTGTACTTATTCCATATGTAACAGTAAGTTCCTTAAGTCTATCATTTGCTTTTTTAATACTTTCAAGTTGGGCTGTATCAGTATGAACTATCGTTAAAGGTTTATCTTTCCCAGTGTTAATCCAATCCACAAAATCCTTAGCAGCATTTATAACTGTTCCAAGTGAAGCTCCAACCCAACCTATATGAGCAGAGCTATCTTTTAACATAGCGTCTATTTGGCTAAAACCAGAAGAAAATGATGAAACTAACTGATCCATCTTCTGTCTATCTTCATCAATTGCTAAAGCCATATAATTAACTGGCTTATGCTCAAATTTCGCTATTGTTATATCTAGTTGATCACTTTGAACCTTAAGAGAATCAGTCTCAGCTATCCCTGCATTTAGCAATCCTTCTTCTTCCCTTGCTAAATTACCAGCAGCTTCAGAAGCTTGTTTCCACACCTTAATAAGTTCCTCAATACCACTCTTTAAAAGCATCGCGCTTAAAAGAAGAGGGGTGACTGCAGGAACATCATACAAAAGAGCTAGGAATTTCTGGAAAACAGGAAACGCAGCCATTACTGCATACATTTCACGATCAAGGCCAACACGAAATGTCCTATCAAGCATCAAATACATTTGGACAGATTTTCCCATATCCCCTTGCATTGATGCATAAGCACCACGATGAGTATTTTTTAGTTTTTCAAATTGCTCTCCCACTTCTTCCATTGCTTCTACTTGTTTAGCCATTTCTGCGTTCATCTTACTAATTGCATTCTGAACGTCAGAGGCCATCTGGGCCATGGCAGGCCCAGCCTTACTTGTGCCATTTAGCCAGTCAGTTATATCTAAATTTATTTTTGCGGAGATTGGAGGTACAGTTCCCATAATGCCCTCAATTCGGAAGTTTAGATATTCCTGATTTTACCAACCAATTTTGAACAGGAAGAGGAAGACTATCAAACGATTTTGCAGACGGAGGTAAATCAGCAAGAAAAGCTCGGTCAGCTTGACTAAGATTCCCTTGAAGACCCTTTGCTTCTTGTTTTTCTAACTGATTAATATGTTTTCTTTCACCTTCTCTGTATCCATAGTAAGCAGCCATTAATTCATTCGCAGGTGGATTAAAATACCAATAATCAAACAGACCAGTAGCAAAATGTAGGGGTAAATCATCAATCTGCTGAGGCAGGTAACCTAACGTACTGGCGATTCTTGCGTAGATCCAAGGCCAGTTAATTGGGGCACCTGACTCTCTTCCCCCGGCTTTATCTCCTTTAGATTAAAGCCGCTAACTTCTGAGGCAATTTCAACTAGTTGTCTATAGACGGGCCAGGGCAAATTTTCAACTTCCTGGCGAGAAATTTGTTCACCACCATTTTGAAGACAAAAGAGAACTGTGTCGATATTGTCTTCCATGGGTCCACGGCTAGGCTCATTCTGTCTAACCATTGCCATATCACGCATTTGTCCAACTCGGATAGCTCCAAGTTTGAAGGTTCTATCTTCAATAACTACTTCTTTAACCATACAATTCTCCTTGAGAAGAAATTAACTTAGAAACGGTGGCGGAGTTGTAGATTACTAACTCGGGCTTCGCATCCTACGATGAAAGTTTTATGCCACCGGCTTAAGGCACAGTCTGGAAGAGTTCTCCGACTTGTCCAGCAGCATTTGAGAAGGCAGAAAAGTCCATCTCAGGTTTGAGGTAGTCAGTATTCTTCAACGCCTGATTTAGTTTTGAGAGTCTACAGCAGTATAAATGAATTCCATTTGGTGCTGCTGGTGCTACTCCTGCTGGTGATGACTGGTAAGGCTCTGAGACCCACAACTCAAAAATTGGACCGTAACCCATCAAGGAGTTAATTAAAGAAACTGTATAACCAGTCGTCGCTGCAGTAAAAACATAACTAACTAGGATAGCAGCGTTTGTGTCAGCAGCACTAAATGTATAAGTACCAGCTGACACGGTGTACTGACCGACTGTTGGCGTCGCTAATACACGGATTAACGCCATCCCATTTGCTGCGTAGCGAACACCGAGACCAGTCAAGAAATTAGTTTTCTGACTTACCAGATAGGTGTAAGGAGTAGTGCCAACAGTTCCAGCCTCATCTTTCACAATCTGTTTGATGCCAGCTGTTTCAACGTTTGCAAAAAAGATTTGGTTGAAGAGCCCAATATCAATGCGGCCTGGAGTAAACTTTCCAGAAATCTTCATTTGGGCGGGAGCAACATCATCAGCATATCTGTTTTGACCCACTAACTCTTTGAGGTCTTGACTGATATCAACACTGACATCTTGTACAGTTAAAAGTTCATATGGAGTGGGATTTGCTGCTGTTACGCCACCAGTTGGATTTACCCAAATTCCGCCAATCCCGAATTGGAACATTTTGATACCTCCTTTTCGGCAACTAGCCGAAGTTGGGAACGAACAAAATTAAACCCCCAAGAAATTTTGGAGGTTGTTGAATTTGCGCTAAAACAATTTTACACTGGTAATATTACACCAACCGTTACAGGCGTCCCTGTCACATGCGCTGCAATGGTTGAACCTCCAACTGCACGAGTTACTTTTAGATTACTCATATCACTCGCGTCAATGATGGCCATGTATTCACTCTCAATCTGAAGGTGAACACCCACGCCAGCTGTAGTTGATGCATCTTGGAGAGCAACAATATCATCCGTTGAGTTGTTCATGTCCATGTTCAGGACACCAGATTCCTGAGCAAGGGGTGGTAAACCTGTTCCAGTATCTCCGCCTGTACCTGGACCTGTGTAAGGAACCCCTCCATGTTGAGAAGCCATTATCTCATGCCAAGGAACAGCTTCTGGTGGTGGTGGAGGCGCATCGGTTTTAGTGGGAGCTGAAGCCGAGGACACAGCACTTCTCTTTTGTATTGGCATAGTTTCCTTTCTATTTATTCTAAATTTGCTCTAACTCGCTACTCGTAATTTTTACTGCACTAATTTATTAAGATTGCGTAGACACTGCGGAATTCGCAAAGATACGCGCGAAGAAACGCATGTCTCTTAAGCGTTTTTAATTATTATTTGGTTGTGTAAATAGAAGTAAAGCTATTAGCGTTTTTCCAGCCACTCATCAATTCCATGCTCCCAGATAATTTCAACATTCCAACCTTTTTCTCGCAAGAAGTTCAATCTAGTCTCATCTCGCTTCCGAACTTCTTCTATTGAAAATTGGTTAGTGACCAAAGCACATTCAACACAAGCATGCCAGTAGCAGCCATAAACTTCTACAACTCGTTTTTCTTCTGGAAGAGCAAAGTCAACTGTAAACCTACCAATTCTATACTGCTTAGACCAAGAAGAAAAGTGTACAGCCACACGACCTTCTAAACTAGAAGTAGGGAGCGGAAAGTTTATTTGAAATTTTTCAAGATACTTCTTCCGAGCTTCAGACATCTTAGCGCGATGTTCTGGCTTAAAAGGGGGTACCGTTCTCTTAATACTAGCATTCCTAGTTAGTAGTGTCCTTCGGATTTGCTCCTTCTGTTCACTCGACATTGGCGGGCGCTTCTTACCTGTGAGAAACTGACTATGCGCCTTACCTGCAGCTATCTGGGCTGTAGTTCTTATTTTAAAAGCCTCTCTCCTTCTAGCTTTCTCTTCTTCTGTCCAAGGCTTTCTAGGATAAATGCCTCTTGGCATGTAATTGGTCCTCTAACTATGTATACTTACTAGAAAGAGAAAAAAGCTACATCCCAACTATGACTTTAATAGGCACCCAAATAGCGCAATGTTCAAAAAACACCGGTGTATCAATAAAGATTTCACCTTCAATATAGCAGTTAGTCACTAGTCCGCCTAACGTCTGAGACTCACCAAGTCTTGGACCTATGATAGCATTATCTACAGCATCAAGGATATCAGACATTAAATCCTCAGCACTGAAGTCTCCTGGGCCAATACCAACACTTGAAGAATAAACTAGAATCAAGGCGAAATAGGAAAGGGTGTACTTGACCATAGTGAAATTCGCACTTGCCTCCTGATCAAGGTGTTCTTGAGGCTTCACTAAAAACAATGCAGGCTGTTGCCCAGCAGGAAACTCTTCAGGTAGTTGGAGACGAGGATCTGCAGTCTTCCAAGGATAACAGCCTGCTAACAAGTTAAAAAGTGCTGTGGATATTTGCTTTCTTGGAACTCTCATTACTCAGTACTCTTCTTTATCAAGATGATTTGCTCGCTCTGTTAATTGTATCTGTAACAGCTTGTTGCAAAGCAGCATAGATTGGTCCTTGTCTTTCTTGTAATGAAGGTGTTAAGAACGGCCTCTTTGCAATTCCTGGATGATTGACCTTCTTAGCAAATATAGTATCCCCAATACCACCTGCTTGAGAAGTTGCTTGTATTGTAAATGCCAGTGCTCTTCTTGATACTGGAATTATCTGGTAAGGACCTTTACCACCAAATTCAAAATAGGCTCCATGGGGAGCGATACTTGTGTCTTGTTCAATCGTTCCTGTAATTACATTACCAGAAATTTTTGCAGGAACTACTTTGATTGACTCAATAAGTGCACCTGTTCCACGACCCAAAATCTGGCCACCTAGCTTTTCAGAAACAATGTAATTACGGAGTTTTTGCATCTCCGCATTCATTCTATATCTTAAGTTAGCCTTAATTTTGGTGTTAATGTCGTTGAAAAATTTTTTTGCTTCATCAAGACCTTCAAATTGAACATTTACTCGCATAAAATCTCGGTCCCTTTGTTATGAGTCAGCCTCGTTTCCTATGCTATCGTCATTTCGCCTCTCTGGTTCGCTTTCTTTCTTTAACTCAGAATCTTGATCTTGCTCCTGATTCCGCTTCAAAACTTCTTGATTGTTGACTTCACGACCACCGGATTCTTGAATGAATTTCTTTAGTAAGCTCATAAACACCTCAATTCAAATTGTTAACCACGGTCTTGTGTAATTCAAGATTAGTCTCTCCACATCTGGGTCATATTCAAATCCACCAGATGCACCTTTATCCCCACCAGCACCAGCAGGTGATAGGTAAGAGATAGTCCCAGCTCCTTGGGCCATTGATTTACTACTTACACCAATGTATGATCGTCTCCTATACTCAAGTGCAACTGACTTGATGCAAGCCATCATAATGTCAGCCGGTTCTGGGTCGTAACCCGCCATATAATCAACGAAAACATTCTGGATTCCTTTCCAAAAGACACTGCCATACCATGACCCATATAGTGAACCGAAAAATGTACCTCCTCCAGGACGAAGATGTAAGTATTTCTTGCTAACACTAACTGAATATCCAGCTTGCCCATACCCAGGACTTAGAACAATGGTGTTATTTCCAATTTGCAAAGAATTAACAGACTGGATTGGGTAGTTACGAAGATATAATTTACTATGTCCATTACCATCATAAGCCTCTACGTAATTCACGATAGAATTAAATGGGGACTCTGTAGGCATTTCCTCATCCATCGGACCTCGGCCTGTTCTCCACAAAAACATAGAAGACCAGGAAGTTATAATTGCCTGAATAGAACAAACATCAGTCGGAGGCGTAGCCGCAGGTGGGCTTTGGGCGTTAAGCCATCCTAAGACATCATCAACAGTACAGAGGTCGATAGGATTCGCCGGACAGGGAGATGTAGGCGGTGTACCCATTTGTACTCCAGACGTTTATTCTAGATTTAATTCTTGGGAGTGAAGTGTGTAGAGTTTGCCATCAGCAATAAATGGCGGATTTGGCATCAACTCAATTTCGGCGGTTGGATCCTCCCAAAATCGAGTTGGATGTACTGTTAGTAGGTGGGTTTTGTGCGATAGATCTGGTTCGTAAACCCGTTTATGGTAAGAATTACCAACCATCATATCAACCCAGTTAATACTAGGGTCATCAACTGAATCTTTAACTGCTTTTGCTCGGACGGCTAACCCAGCATTTTTAAGTCCATGATCCGTCAGTGTGATGATAAAGAATCTTCTATCATTTATGGTACAAGTAACTGTACAAGCTATGTCTCTACCACAAAGACTACCAACCCAACATTGTGGATTAAGCTCAGGTGCCTGAGCAATAGCTCTAACCCAGGCCATCCAAACAACTGCTAGATGAGTTATGCACTCCTCATCATAGGTTTCAACCCAAACCGTCTTTTGTAAGTAGTCTGCCTGACCGATAAGTAATCTAGAAAAATCTTCTGACTTTGCGTATTCAGGACCTATACGTCTAGTCTGTAAACTAACTGAAGCTTCTAGATTTTCTTTAATGCGTTTTCTATGACGCTTTTCCTTTTTATCTAGCCAAAATTGGAAGTTTGGTGCTTTAACATCTAGCAGATTTGTCGGGACCTGCATTGTTGTCCCAAAGAAGTCACCAGAAGTTGGTGCGTCGATGGAGTTAATCCACCATGTATCCTTTGAATCAACAAGATATTTAATAAGAGCCTTTGGATTAGAAATTCGCCACGGGGCAACAACATCACCAAAGAGTTCGTAAGCACCTTTGTAGGTACTTGACTCGCAGACGGTGATAGTTTCACCATCAATGAAAATGAGTTTAATCTGTATATTTGCAAATGTGTGTGCAAGTTTTTGGGCCTGTAAGGAATCTGTAGGAAGTATTAACTTTCTTCCCCATTGTTGCTCAGTTGTATTTTCTAGTGTCATGCTAGTGTGGTGGTTGGCCAGTTTTCCTCCGTTATGCATTCAAAGGTTACTTTGTGTTCTTGACACCATAGTGTAGCTGCTATAAATTTAGCAACATTTATAGGCTCTTTAACAAGATAAGCTGGTTTTATCTCCACTAATTTCTTACTACCACTACTATATGTAACTAAGAAGTCAGGAATATATGTATGCCACTCACCTTCGAAAAAGTAGGAAATTTGAACTCCGTCTTTCAAGAAAGACAGGACATCTAAACATTCATCTAGTAGAGAAGCAAAAGCCTTCTCCCATGTACTATGACAAATAATTTCACCACCTTTAATAGTTTGTACCTTTGTTTTCTTATAACTAAAAAAGTTATCTTGTGGACGGTGAGTCCCATCCAAGACTGCTTGCCTCAAACCCCTTGAAATGTTTGCTTTTGCTATTTCACTAAATATCCTTTTCCTTCTACTCTTTGCTGCTACTGACATGCTTGTTCGGCGTTCTTCACTAAATTTCTTCCCAATCTTAACCGCTGACATATTTGCTCGAGCTTCTACACTAAACTTCTTCCCAATCTTAGCTT